ATAGAAATTACAAGATTAGCGCCTAAAAAACCGCGCACGATTATGGATTCAGTTTTAGACAAATTAAGTAAATAATAATTTTAAAATAAAAAAAAATGGCAACATTAGTATCGATTTCAAATGACGAATTACGTCAATTAGTTCAAACTTCAGTAATAAGTTCAGCAACTACATTAACTGCGGCGGATTCAGGAAGACATTATTCTTTGAATGCAGCAGCAGGCGCACAAATTACTTTACCAGCAGTAGCAACTTCAGCAGGTTTAAATTTCCGTTTTACAGTACAAGCGTTATTCGCAACAACTGCATGGACAATTAAAGCGGCTTCAAATGTTATTCAAGGTGGAGTAATTGTAAATTCAGTTAACGTACCGGGTGCAAACGAAAACACAATTACATTTTCAGCAAGTGCAGACACAATTGGAGATTTTGTTCAATTAAATTGTGATGGCGTTAATTGGTATGTTATTGGATTAGGAACTTCAGCAGGCGCAATTACATTAACAGTAGTTTAATTTTAAAAAATATATATAATGAAAAACATTAATTTAAGTACAACAACGTCAATAACGACAACGTACGCCGGTGAATCGGCAGGAAAATACATTGCAGCGGCTTTGTTAAGTGCGCCAACTTTAGAAAAAGGTGGTATTACAATAATGCCAAATGTAAAATTCAAACAAGTAATTAAAAGAGTTGCAACGGATAACATAATTAAAAATGCAACGTGTGATTTTGATCCAACAAGTACAATTACATTAACTGAAAAAATATTACAACCGGAATCTTTTCAAGTTAACTTACAACTTTGTAAAACTGATTTTAGATCGGATTGGGATGCTATTCAAATGGGTTATTCAGCATTTGACGTTTTGCCAAAATCATTCGCAGATTTTTTAATTGCACACGCAGCAGAAAAAGTTGCGGCGGGTATGGAAACTTCAATTTGGCAAGGTGTTGATGGTACAGCGGGACAATTTTCGGGTATTATGACACAATTAGACGCTGATGCAGATTTACCAGCAGGTCAAAAAATTGCGGGTACAACGGTAGATGCTACAAACGTTATTACAGAATTAGGTTTAATGATTGATGCTTTGCCAGCGGCTTTGTACGGTAAAGAAGATTTAGTTTTGTATGTTTCAAGTAACATTTATAGAGCGTACGTTCGTGCGTTGGGTGGATTTGCAGCAGCTGGAGTTGGTGCAAACGGTTACGACAATAAAGGAACAAACCAAGTATTGAATGATATTTATTTCGACGGTGTAAAAGTATTTTTAGCAAATGGATTAGCTTCAAACACTGCATTATTGGCTCAAACTTCAAACTTGTTTTTTGCGACCGGTTTAATGAATGACATGAATGAATGCCGAGTTTTGGACATGTCAGATACTGACGGAAGTCAAAATGTACGTGTAATTATGCGATTTACCGCAGAAGTTAAATACGGATTTGCTTCGGATGTTGTTACATACGGAATTTAATTTTAAAAAAATAATATTCTATAAACTAAATACAAAGGGTGGTGAAATATACGCCACCCTTTTTTTTGTTAAACATTAAAAAATAAAAATATGAGCTGCGATATAGCAAACGGAAGATTGGAAGCGTGCAAAGACGCGATTTCAGGATTATTAAATATCTACTTTATAAATTACGGCGATTTAGAAATACAAAACGTAAATTATGATGCAACAAATACAGACGTTATTGAAACGTGGGTTCCTGATGCGCAACTTTCTTTGTATAAATACGAATTAAAAGGAGCAAACGGATTCGAACAAACTATTCAAACGTCACGCGATAACGGAACTACTTTCTTTGAACAAGTATTAACAATAACATTAAAGAAACAAGACGCCGCAACGCATAAAAACGTTAAAATGTTAGCGTACGGACGTCCACGTATTGTTGTTGAAACAAGAGACCACCAATACTTTTTAGCAGGGTTAGACCAAGGATGTGATGTTACTGCGGGTACTGTTTCAAGTGGGGTGCAGATGAGTGATTTTAACGGTTATAATTTGACTTTTACAGGCATGGAAAAAATTCCGGCAAATTTCTTAGAATGTACAACCGAAGCTGGTTTACAGGCTGTATTTAACGACGGTACGGACGATGCTTTAATAGTTACTTCGTAATTAAATATTACTTTATAAATTGCCCTCACTTTACGGTGGGGGTTTTTTATTTGGGACAAAAAACACATTTTTTAGTTATATAGATATGATTGTTTTAACAACTGATATAACGCCGCAAACATTTAATTTAATTCCAAGAAGTTCAACTTTTGATTTAGTTCAAATTACAGATGAATTAACAAATAAAACGGTAGTAATTGATACGTATACTTTTACGGAAGGAGATTATTATAGTACGTTGGAATCGGAATTTAATTTAGTAGAAAATCGTTTCTATATTTTAACAATTAAAAATGGATCGGCAACAGTTTACAAAGACAAAATATTTTGTACTGATCAAAGTTTGGTTACATTTTCCGTAAATAACGGGCAGTATGTTTCAAACAGTACAACAAATGAATTTATAGTTTATGAATAATATACACGTTTTAAATTTAAGTTCGTACACGACGCCCGTAATTCAGGAATCGAAACGGGAAAATTGGGTGGAATTTGGAGAAGACAATAATTATTTTAATTTTTTAATTGATAGGTACACAAATTCAACGACGAATAACGCGATTATAAACAATATAAGTAGATTAGTTTACGGTCGTGGATTAAGTGCGTTAGACGCAAGCAAAAAGCCTAATGAGTACGCTCAAATGATGGCTTTGTTTAATAGTGATTGTGTTCGTAAAATTGTTATTGATCGTAAAATGTTAGGTCAATTTGCAATTCAAGTACATTATTCGGCGGACCATAAAAAGATTTTAAAAGTTTACCATATTCCGGTTAATTTATTACGTGCTGAAAAATGCAATAAAGAAGGAGAAATTGAAGCTTATTATTATTCCGATAATTGGTTAGACCTAAAAAAATACACGCCTAAAAGAATTCCTGCATTTGGTTTTTCAAATGAAAAAATAGAAATATTATTTTGTAGACCTTATTCAGTTGGAATGAAATATTACAGTTACCCTGATTATCAAGGTTCGATTCCATATTCACTATTGGAAGAAGAGGTAGCAGATTATTTAATTAACGAAGTTCAAAACGGTTTTTCGGGGACTAAGGTTGTAAATTTTAATAACGGATTACCGAGCGAAGAACAACAAGAAATAATTACTTCAAAAGTTTTAACTAAGTTAACCGGATCGCGTGGACAAAAAGTAATAGTTGCTTTTAATCAAAATGCAGAAAGTAAAACTACTGTAGACGATATTCCATTAAACGACGCGCCGGACCATTACACGTATTTAAGCGAAGAGTGTTTACGTAAAATAATGTTAGGACACAATGTAACAAGCCCTCTTTTATTTGGAATTGCAACTACAAGTGGATTTGGTTCAAATGCTGATGAATTAAAAAATTCAACAATACTTTTTGACAATATGGTTATACGACCATTTCAGGAAGAAATAATTGAATGCTTTGATAAGATTTTAGCGTTTAACGGAATTGCATTAAAGTTATTTTTCAGAACATTACAACCGTTGGAATTTGTAGATTTAGAAAACGCGTTAACTGAAGAACAAGTAATTGAGGAAACAGGAACGGAACTAAATAAAATAAACACGGATTTAGAGGAAATTTTAGCTGAAGTAGATGCAAACCAATTAAACGAAAATTGGATTTTAGTTGATGAACGCGAAGATTCAGAAAACGATGAAGATTTAGACCTGCAATTAATCAAAGCTGAAAGCGATTTAGAACCCAAAACAACGCTTTTAAGCAGGTTTATTAACTTAGTTCAAACAGGAAACCCACAACCAAAATTAAAGAGCGTACAAGACAAAAAAGTAAGCGACTTAAAATATTTTAAAGTTCGTTACAAATACACGGGTAACAAAGTTCCTGAAAGAGCATTTTGTAAAGCTATGATGTTTAAAGAAGATCGTTTATTCAGAAAAGAAGATATTGATGCAATGAGTAAAAGAGCGGTTAATCCGGGTTGGGGTGAATTTGGAGCAAACACATACGACATTTTTAAATTTAAAGGGGGAGCACGATGCCACCACAAATGGAGTAGGGTAACTTTTATGTTAGATTTAAACGCTATTGAAAAAGGATATGCAGAAATAGGAACGCGAGCAGCTGAAATAAAAGGTTACAAAGTTACAAACCCTTATCAAGTTTCGTTTTACCCAAACCAATTACCGTTAAAAGGATTTAGCCCAAACAACCCAAATACGGGTGGAAAAATGTTAAAAGAAAATCAAGAATAAAATGGCCGAAGCATTATTAATTTCACGAAACGACATAGTAAAATTTACTGCATTAAACGGTAACGTAGATACTGATTCTTTTATTCAATGGGTAAAGATCGCGCAAGATATTGACATTCAAAGAATTTTAGGTACTCAATTACTTCAGAAATTACAAGCTGAAATTATTTTAGCATATTCAGGAATACCAACAGCAATTTCAATTGGTGACGCGGGAACGGGTTACACAACCGCAACGGGTGTTACAACAACATCAGCATCAGGAACGGGTTTAACGGTAGATATTACAGCAGTTGGAGGATTAGTTACAGTTGCAGATATTGATGTTGCCGGAACGGGTTATAAGATAGATGACACGGTAAAAATTGACGGCGGTAATGACGATGCAGAAATTACAGTAGATTCACTTTATACAATACCAACGGATTATAATAATTTATTAGTTACGTATGTAAAACCGATGCTGATTCACTTTGCAATGTCACAATTTTTACCATTTGCAGCGTACACAATAGCAAACAAAGGAGTTTACAAACACAATTCAGAAAATTCTACAAACGTAGAAAAAAACGAAATAGATTATTTGGTGCAAAAGGAATTAATGATTGCTCAGAATTACGCTGAAAGATTTATTGATTATATTAGTTTCAATAATGATTTATTTCCGGAGTACAACACTAATTCAAACGGCGACATGTTTCCAAGTACACAAAACAATTTTACAGGATGGTTCATTTAAAAAAAGTTTACACGCCCAAAGCTGAAAACGTAAAAAAATTAAAGGCATATTTAGTTAAATTAAATAAAGAAAAAAATGGCAAATAGTAATGGTTGGGGAGATGGAGCCGCAAACAATGCTATTGGTTGGGGGCAAGGTGCAAACAACGCGATTAGTTGGGGTAAATCTCATTTAAATTCTTGGAGTGGTGCAACTGATATAGATGGTGGAAATTTACCGGTAAACACGGTAGCACCCGCAATAACGGGAACGGCTCAAGAAGGACAAACATTAACTTGTTCAACGGGTACTTGGAGCGGTTCACCTACTTATACTTATCAATGGAAACGCAACGGTAGTAATATCGGTAGCGCTACAAATTCAACTTATACTTTAGTAACTGCGGATGTTTCTCAATCAATACTTTGTACTGTAACTGCTACAAATTTTGTAGGTAGTGCAAACGCTGATTCAAATACTGTAACACCTACAAGTTCAACGGACGCAGATGCACAGGCATTCATAACAGCGGCTGCAATAACAGACCCTACACAACAGACTGCTATCAATACTTTGGTAGTAGATTTAAAAGCAGCTTTTATTTGGAATAAATTACTTGTATTTTATCCATTTGTTGGTGGTACTGCGTTAAGTAATTCAAAGAACTTAAAAAACATTAACTTTGGTACATTAAGCTATTCAACGGGCATTACACATGGTACTTTAGGAATTAAAGGAAATACCGTTAGCTATGCAGATACCGGTTTAAAAAGTACTACAATAGGATTTACACAAAACAATGCGGCAAGTGGAATTTACATGCAAAGTTGGGCAGCAAATCAAACAATGGCTTACGGTCACTTTGGTAATTTAACACTTTATAAAGGTTTACCCGTTCTTTACCCTTTAATAAATAATTTATTAGCCCCTACTTTAACGCCAAGTTCTTTTAATGGATTTTTTCAAATGTCAAGGAATAGTTCGGCTAACTTTTTATTTAAAGACAAAAACTCAGCGGCTTCTACTATAATAGCCGGTTCAGGTGCATTAAACAGCACATTGAATTTATACGTATGTTATGCAAATAATTACGGCGGTCTTGCTGATTGGATTTCATGTAATTATTACGCAACTGGTTTAACTGAAACGGATTTAACAAATATGTACACAGCGGTACAAGCATTTCAAACAACTTTAGGACGTCAAATATGATACAAGGAAGAATTGTAACAACTGAAACAGCGCGTAATTTACAAGATATTTTTATCGATGAAAATACTTTTTTTAATTTCGTTCAGGATGTTAATAATAATTATTTTTTATTTTTAAGTGAACAGGATGAAATTGATTTAATGAATACGGAATATTCTTATTTGTTAGATATTCCTTTGAGCGACTTTGAACCAAAACCCGTAACGCCACCAATTTTATGATACCAATAAACCAATTTTTAGCAGTAATTAAAAAACACGGCGCGATCGGAGTTTTAGCTTTGTGGCTAAGTTACACACATTTCGAGGTGCAAGATTTAAAAGCGCGTTTATATGCTTGTTTGGATAAACAGGATGCAATAAATCAAAACAGAAAAGCGGATCCGGATAAACAAAAATCAGTTGGTATTTTACCGAATGATAAAAAGCGTAGATTATTATGAGTAATGTAAAAAATTACACCGATAAACAATTACTCGATAGGGTAATGAGTTTAAAAAGTTTTACTTTTATTCCTGCAGGATTATGGATTTTATTCGTGCGATCGAATGAAGATCAAAATAATGTATTCGACGATAAATGCTATATTTTTAAATTTAACCAATTTCAGTTTGTAACAAGTTGCACTACAAATAAAGGAAATAAAGGTACTGCGGTTATGGTTGCGGATGAGTGGAATTACGATTCATATTGTTACGGATTGCATAAAGGTAAAATGGAAGCGTTACGGCAGGTTAAACGTATTCCATACCAGCGCGATTTTACAGCGGATGGAAAAACCAACCCAACAACGGAAATAAAAAACGATATTATTAACATGAATATTCACGGCGCAACTTATAATAAAGGATCGCAGCAAGTCGCAACGCAAATCGGTGGATGGTCTGAGGGTTGTTTGGTTTTAAATAATAATCCGGATTACGAAAAAATGATAAAAATGGCAAAAGATTTTAGCGCCGTTTCAATATGTTTAATTAATGAATTCTAAAAAATGGCAAAGAAAAAAACGGTTAAAATTGATACTGAAAACGTAGATATTAATTTGGAAAAGGACGGAACAAATTTCAAATTGGACGTTGACACTAAAAACATTGACATTAACGTAGTAAAAGACGATTTAAACAAGGAATTCCATTACGACGGTAAAAAGATTGATATTGATATTAAAAAAACGCCTGAAGGGATCGAGGTGAAAGTCGACGCGACGGGCGCATTATGGAAAATCATAGCAAAAAGAATAATTAAATTTGTTTTAAAGCGATTTAAACGTTAAATTTGAATGCTTTGATATACTTTGTTTTTTAATTTACCCCATGAAACCCACTTAATTTAGGTGGGTTTTGTGTTTTATATCATTTTTTTTTGTTCAAAAATCCTAATGTTTACAAGGGTTTTAAAAATAAATTGAAAATAATT